TACTAAGACACCTGACGCTGTACAGGCGCAGTTGGATCAGATCGGCAAGGCTGACTGGGGCGCGATCGCCGCAGACGGTCTCGCCGTCATCAATGCAGCAGCCGCTGCAACTAGAAAGGAAAAGGGCATGAACCGAATCTGGGCAGGTATTAAGTATGTCGCCGCAAACACGCAGATCGATGAGATCGCGCTGGACTTTGTCCGCACCTTCCTCACCGTGAGCATCTCGGTAGCGCTCGGTCTGGGCATCCCACTCTTGGACATCCAAGGTGGCGACTTCCGCACCATCGTCTCCGCCGGTCTCGCCTCAGGGCTGGGCATCGTGGTCAAGGCGCTTGACCGTGATAACGGCGCATACGGCCTCAAGCGCAACTAGCCATGCCAGTCCGAGTCAAGCGCCCCTACGGCACTTGCTCGGTCTGTGAGCTACAGAGCAGGGTCTGGGAGGTCGAGTCTGAGCAGGTGCTCCTGTGTGGCATCTGCCTGAGGCTCCTCATCGCCTTTGCTCTAGAGGACTTGTCGCAGCCGTCCTAGGCGGCTTCCCCTGGGTGGACCCTCCCCACCCAGGGGCTATTCACTCTGCATAAAAAATAGCCGCGCAACACGGTTGACAGCCTGAAACCGTTGACCCTATACTGACCTTGTCAGGAGGAAACCAGCCAGACGGTTGGACTGACACAGGAGGTCAAGATGACAAACGCACAGGCACTCGAACTGGTAAGCCAGATCGGCAAGGGAAACATCTTCGCAATCTCCGGTGGCCGCGTTGCGATCACTGGCGGCGAGCTTCTTCTGAAGGTTGCCCACGGCTACGCAGTCAAGATTGCACTCGCAGCCAACGACACCTACACGGTGCAGCGCGTGTTCCGTGGCAAGGTCAAGGCTGAGGCGTTCAATGTGTTCGCCGATGAGGTTGGCGAAGTTGCCTACACCGCATCCTGCTACTACAACCGAGACTTCGGTATGGCGGTGGCAGCATGAGGTCGGCGATCTTGGACGGTATTGGCTACGCGATCTTCATCGCGTGCATCTACATCGTGCTAGTAGTGGGAGGGTCACTGTGAAAGTCAATCGTAAGAACACGCCCAAGATGGTTGTGCGGCCGTACTTCACATCGGAGTACCACCGCCTAGAGCGACGAGAGCGAACGCGAGAGCGCGCAAAGTTTACCGTCGCATTGATGCTGGCGTGGATCATCGCGGTAGTGATCTGGGAGGTGGTCAAGTGAGCAAGCGCTACGAGTTTGTATCTGCGCCACAGCGCAGCCCTGAATGGTTTGAGATGCGGAAGGGCGGCATCACCGCCACCGGTATCACCGCCATCAACGGCACTTCGCCGTACAAGACCGCATACCGACTCTGGGCAGAGCTGACTGGTCAGGTCGGTGAGCAGGAAGTCGGAGCAGCAGCCCAGCGTGGGCAGTTGCTAGAGCAGGCAGTAGCCGATTACTACACCGCCGAGACTGGCAAGAAGCTACGAAAGAGCAACGGAATCGTGCGGTTGAAAGAGCACAGTTGGGCGATGGCATCGTTGGACCGCACCATCGTGGGCGACACCGACGGTCTCGTAGAGATCAAGACCTCAACGAGCAACCGCTGGCAGTTGTACCCAGTGCCACCTGAGTATGTGGATCAGGTGCAGTGGCAGATGTTCATCACTGGCGCGTCGTACTGCGATGTCGCCGTGCTGCTCTCTGGGCTGGTCTTCCGCATTGAGCGAGTAGAGGCTGATCCGATCTACCAGACACTGCTGTTCGATAAGGCCGTGGCGTTCCTGGACTTGGTCAAGACCAAGACTCCACCGCCGCTGACCGGCAACGACAGCGACACACTCGCAGAGGTCAAGCCGCAGAGCAGCAACACTTACGCCAAGGCAGATCCGCAACTCGATCACATCGCGCGCCTCTACATCGAAGCCAAGGCAGAGGCAGAGGCTGCTGACGCTGCACTCAAGGAGATGGCAATCGCCATCAAGGAAGCCATTGGTGAGGGCGAAGGCGTGAAGGGTCACGGCTGGCTTGCCACCTGGAAGCAGAACAAGAGCAGCGTGAAGGTGGACTGGGAGAGCATCGCGGATGTCCTCCGCACTGTTGCGCCAGACACCTACGGAGAAGCCATCAAGCGGTTCACCGCAGAGAAGCCAGGTGCTCGCGTGTTCCGCGTTCACGGCAAGGATGGTGACGCGTGATTGAGGTAGCGATCACACCTGCGCTGATCGTCCGCGCTGAGGAGATGTTCCTAGAAGCGCAGTCCAGCAATGGCTTGCGATTCCGGAAGGAGAAGGCGACAGGCAACACGACTTGGACTGGCGTGCTAGGTCAGGCCGTCTTTGAGCAGGTGCTCCGAGATTGCAAGATGCCCTACCTGCCAGTCAATCGCACGACGCACGACTACGAGGTGTGCGGTCTCAAGGTCGATGTCAAGACCAAGGCGTGGAGCCGACCGGCAGGTGACGATGTCGAGGTGAGCGTCTTTGACTACATCCGAGACCACCAAGCGGTGGATTATTACGCATTCGTTCACTTGCAGCTCGCGTTCGGTGAGGATCGGAATGGCGCACCCAGCGCTACACGATTCCAGCGCGCGTGGCTGCTCGGAGTGATGGATAAGAGCCAGTATCTGTATCTGGCAACCGAAGTGAAGGAGGGAACCGTATTCGAGAGCGGACACATTGCCAAGGCAAGTTCACTGAATCTGGTAGCCGCAAAGTTGCTACCTGTAGAGACCATTGGAGGACCAGAGAATGAGTGATCGGATCACTCCATTAGCATTGCATCTCTGCACCGTTGATCAATGTCCGCATTTTATCCAGGCTAAAGGCTTATGCCATACGCATTACGCAGCTGCAAAAAGACTAGATAAGCAGGGTACTCAAGTCATCAAGAAGGCTGTGAATCGTGGGCCGTGCAGGGTATCTGACTGCGGCAAGCCAGCCAGAGCTCGTGGGCTTTGTCGCAAGCATTATGAGGATGATTGCAAGACAACTCCTGCCGTCAAGCGCATTGGAAAACGAGTATTGAATCGCGGCAAATTTTGCACGCGCCCTCAATGCGATCGTCCGGCGAAATCAAAAACCCTATGCGTTATGCATTACACGCGCACCCTTCGCGGTATGTCAATTGATGCTCCTGCTAGGCAGAGGAACCTTGGCAAAGGTTGCTCAGTGACAACCTGTGCATTCCCAGCAACGGTGAAGGGGATGTGTCGTCGGCACTTCCAAAGGCTGAGAAGCTCTGTATCGATCAATGCACCGTGGCGAAGCGCCTACAAAACAGATGCGGTATGCAAAATCCTTGGATGTGCCACAAAGCCATCTGACAATGGCTACTGCAAGAGCCACGCGCAAACCTTCCGCAAATACGGAGAAGCGGCCTTCAGCCACCTTGATAGATTTATCGAGTTTGGCTGTGATATTTGCGGAAGCAAGACAATCTTGAGTGACAAAGGTCATCTTCTATGGCGGATTGATCACGATCACTCTTGCTGTGAGGGGAAAAACACCTGCGGCGATTGTATTAGAGGCGTGCTTTGTCATTCTTGCAATGCAGGTATTGGGCTTCTGAAAGATTCTGTCTATGTTATGACACGAGCGATTTCATACCTCACAAGAGGTACGGTCGGAAAGCAAAGGAGGGAAGCGTGAGTAAGCAAATCGCAGCGGCACTGGCCGCACCGTTCACCGGCACAGACCTAAAGCAGCGCCCAGGGCGCGGTGGCATGACCTTCACCTACGCCGATGCGCGAGCCGTAGCTCAGCGCCTTGACGATGTGCTCGGTCTGGCTGGCTGGCAGTTTGAGGTCAAGGTGGCAGACGCGCAGCGTGCCGTCGTACACGGCACCTTGGTCGCCGTGATCGATGGGGTCACCACCGTCCGACAGGACTTTGGCTACCCAAACAGCGCACAGGATGACGAGCCATACAAGTCAGCCGCAAGCGACGCTCTGCGCCGCTGCGCTGCACAGATCGGTGTGGGGCGGTCTCTTTATGCGTCAGGCACAGGAGCGAGCCTCTCCGTGGCTCCTAGGGCGGTCTCCGTTGATTCTGTGAGCCAGTCTCAGCCTTCAGTCCTGAGCACGGATGTCGCTGTTGCGGCCGCCATGCTCTTCGCGGAGGGCGAGTGCCCTGACCACCGCACCGCGTGGTCGTTCAAGCCGGCAGGTGTCAGCAAGGCAGGCAAGCCGTACAACGCGTTCTACGCGTGCAGCGGCAAGTCGAACGGCACCTTCTGCCAGCGCAAGCCAAGCATCGCCTGGGTCAACGCTCAGACCGCACCAACAGGTGAGCCTGAGCGCACCGAGACGAGCATTGAGGATCTGCCGTTCTGATCTGAGCGGCATCAACTACGGCTGGGAGAGACTGGCGACCTCCACCTCTCCCAGCCACTAACACAGACGGAGGACTAGATGGTTTGGTTCAAGTGGGTAGCAAACGCACATCGAGATGCGGAGATCTCGGCGCTGACTGACACGCAGTTTCGCGCGTTCATTACGATCATTGGTGAGGTCAAGCTGCTCCGCTCCGGCGGAGTCTTCAAGAACCGACAGCACCTCAAGACGGTCATCGGCGCACGCCTGTTTAGGGGTGTGGAAGGATTGTTGAAAAGTGGTCTCCTGACAGAATCTGGAGACGGTGTCATTGCCGTGTCGAACTACTCTCGCTATCAAGTCGACCCAACCTCGACCGCTCGTGGACAAAAGTGGCGAGATCAAAACAGGGGTGGGTCAACGCACAGAGAAGGAGAAGGAGAGAGACCTGAGAATAGAACCCCTATATCCCCTA